CGACGTTCTCAGGGCCGAAATCGACGGCCCTCCGAGACGAGCTAACGGCCAAGAGACCTTCAAGATCACCAATGGTGCCCGATACAAGATCTCCGCCGCTACACGATCTGCCGGTCGTGGCTTGTCGGTCGATCACCTCACCTTTGACGAGATTCGCGAACAGCGGAACTTCGATGCTTGGAGTGCTCTCTCCAAGACCACCAACGCGCGTCCTAACGCGCAAATCTGGTGTATCTCCAACATGGGAGATGAAAAATCGGTTGTCCTGAACCACCTCCGGGAGTCGGCCCTTTCGGGGGCCAATGACAGTATCGGCATCTTCGAGTATTCCGCTCCTCCGGACGCGGATATCACGGATCGCCGGGCGTGGGCCATGGCCAACCCGGCCCTTGGCTACACGGTGACCGAGCAGGCTCTAGCGTCCTCTCTGGCCACGGACCCACCGGCCGTGTTCCTCACGGAGTGCCTGTGCGTCAAGGTTGACAGCCTCAACGGGGCCTTCGACCTGTCCGCGTGGGAGGCCTCCCTCGATCCGGCTGGCACGTTGGACGGGGTGCGGGACAAGGCGGTCTTCGCCGTCGATGTGGCGCCGGACGGCGAACACGTCACCCTTGCCGCCGCTGCCGAGCAAGGCAGCAAGGTCCGCGTGGAGATCGTGGCGGCCTGGAAATCCACAGAGGACGCCAGGCGGGAGCTGCCGGAGATCCTGGACCGGGCGAAGCCAAGGGCCGTCGCTTGGTTCCCCGGTGGCCCGGCGTCGGCCCTCGGGCCGCTCCTTAGGGAGCGGAACGCCGTGGAACTCAAGGGAGTTCAGGTGGCCGAAGCTTGCATGTCCTTCGTGGACTTGGTTCGGTCTCGCCGCATCCTGCACCCGGGCGACCCGCTGCTTGACGCACATGTCGCCGGTGCCACCAAGCTCCCTAGCGGCGACGGTTTCCGGTTCGTCCGCAACGGTGGCGGGCACGTCGACGCGGCCTACGCCGCCGCTGGCGCTATCCAGGTCGCATTGACGTACGAGGAACCGGTCGTCCCGACCCCGATGATTGTTTGAGGTAATCCGATGTTCAAAAAGATCAAACTCCGCCTGACCGGGCCGGAGATGGCCCAGCTTGTCGGCGGGGCCATCGCGGTTACCGGCGTTGGGCTTCTCTGGGGCGCAGCTGTCGCTCTTCTGGTCGGCGGCCTAGCGGCTGTTGGTGTCGGCACTTTGCTTGAGGCGAAAGGGGTTAGGTAATGGGCATCGGGAGGATGTTCACCCGCTCCGTCTCGACCGGCCCGACGCAGTACTTCTATCCTCATCTGACGGATGCGTCTAGCCCCTGGTCGTACCACCACCCGTACCACGGCGCTATGTCCATTCCGGCTGTTCATCGGGCCGTCACGCTGCTTGCCGACCTGGTTGGTTCGTTGCCGTGGCAGGCGTTCCGTGAGCGGGCCGGTGTGGTCGAAAAGCTACCCACGCCGTCGCTGTTGGAGCAACCGGCTCCACCGGAGACCCGGATCAACACCCTGTCCTCATGGGTGCTGGATTACCTCCTGGAGGGCAACGCGATCGGCATCATCGCCGAGCGAGACCGTCAGGGCGTGCCGACGGCCATCACCCCGGTTCCCTGCCACTACGTCGGGGTGGGGAACGACGACGGATTCATCCGGTACCGCATCGGCAACGACGAATATGGGCAGGACGACATCTTCCACGTGAAGGGTTGGGCGCCTCCGGGTTGCCTCCGTGGCTTCGGCGTGCTGGAGCATCATTTCTGCCACGGCGGCGACGGTGCTATTGGGTTGGCCCATGAACTTCAGCGGCAGGCCCGAAACGTGGTGAAAGCCGGTGTCCCCACCGGGATCATCAACGTCTCGAACCCCGATGCGACCAAGGAGCAGCTGGAGGCTCTGAAGGCCGGTTGGCTCCAGTCCCAACGGGACCGGACGGTGGCGGTTCTCAATGCGTCCACTGAATTCCAGCCGCTTTCGTGGAACCCCACGGAGACCCAACTTCTTGAGGCTCGGAAGTTCTCCCTGCTGGAGATTGCGAACATCTTCGGTATTCCGCCAAGGTTCGTCGGAGCGAGCAACGGAGACTCGCTGACGTACGCCACGTCGGAGACCGAGTCTATGGACTTGATCAAATTCAGCCTGGGCGGCCATCTGGCCCGGTTCGAGCAGGCGTTTACGATGCTGTTCCCGCGTGGGACGTTCGTGAGGGCCAACCTGGACGCTCTGTTGCGGCCCGACACCAAGAGCCGCTACGAGGCTCACGCGCAAGGCATCGACGCCGGTTTCCTGCTCCCATCGGAGGCTCGGAAGATCGAGGATCTGCCACCGGTGCCGGGCATCGACGATAGGCCACGAGGGGGTGTCAATGGTCAGCAGGCTACAAATTAGCCCGAAAAGTCGTGATCTATGGGATTACTGGATTCACGACAAGGGCCACCGGTGGATGAACAAGCCGCATCCGTGGACGGCCCTGAGAAACGCCCTGATCAAAGAAGGCGTTCCGCCGCACGAAGTCAACGGGCTGGCTACGAACATCATGATGGCGACCGCTCGTGGCCGGGCGCTTTTCAAAAAGAGCCACTCGGGCCATCGCTCGGAAGAGATTGTTATGAATGACGACTTGCTAATTCGCTCGTTCACCCCGGATTTGGAAATCCGGGCCGGTGGCGACGGGCGCACCGTGTCGGGTATTGCGGTCCCGTACAACAAAGAGCAACGCATTAACGCCCACCTTGTCGAGGTCTTCCGTCCCGGCGCCTTCCGGGCGCAAGTGAATGCCGCGCACCGGGTCAAGTTCACCCGGGAGCACATGTCTCACGGGGGTCAGCTCATCGGCCGCGCTACCTTGCTCCGCGAGGACGCTTCGGGGCTGTATGCCGAATTCCGGGTGTCGAAGACGCCTCTTGGTGACGAGACACTTGAGCTGATCCGTGACGGCGTTCTGACCGATCTGAGCATCGGTTTCCGCGAAGGCCAGAATCGTTCCACGAACGGCGTGGTTGAACGTCTGAGCGCTTCGTTGTTTGAGGTTTCCGTGGTGTTGCAAGGCGCCTACGGAGAAGCGGCGACCATCGCGGCCGTCCGCGCAATTGAAGATGACGAACCTACGGGTACGCCTCGTCTCGATGAGGTTAGGAAATTGCTACGCGGGTTAAACCCGCTCCTGCCGATTCCCGGCTCTCTGCGCTGACGGCGGCACCTCCACCGCTCTCCGATGTGGACACCCCGCCCAATCCGTGCGCGCATTTCTAGTAACTACGAAAGGAATCCCCCATGCCTAGCGCTTACCTCAAGCGTTTGCAGGAGCAGTATGACGAGCTGCGCTCCGGCATTGAAGAGATCCAGACCCGGGCGACTGAGGAAGACCGGGATCTGACCGAAGACGAACTTCGGACCGTTCAGGAGAACGTCGAGAGGGGTAAGGCCCTCTACGAGCAGATTGAGACGCAAACCGAGCTTGAAGCCCGGTCCGCCAAGGTGACCGCTCTTGCCGCCAGCCTTCCCAAGGAACCCGAGGAGACCAAAGTGACCGAAGAGGTCCGCACTTCCAGCACCGCTGCCGTCGACCGCGACCCCGGTCACTACCGCTCCGTTGAGGAGGGCGGGAAGCACAGCTTCTTTGCCGACCAGGTGAAGGCGCGCGTTTACGGCGATGAGGACGCCAAGCGTCGCCTGTCTGAGCACGCGCGTGCGGCCGTTTCGGGCAGCAACACCGGCATCCTTCCGCCCCGGTGGCTGGTCAACGAGTACCAGGCTCTCGCGCGTCAGGGCCGCGTGGCCGCCGCTCGCGTGCGTAACCTGCCGCTCGGTAACGACCCGCGTCCTCTGACCCTGCCGAAGCAGACGGCGGGCACCGCCGACCTCTTCGCTCAGGACACCGAGGGTGCGAACAACACCTCCGGCGGTAACGGGCAGTGGGGGCAGCAGTCGTTCACGTCGTCCTATGACACGCTGACCCCGGTGACCTACGCCGAGTACTTCGACGTGTCCCGTCAGCTGTTGGACGCTTCCGACCCCGCCGTCGACCGTCTTATCGCGATGGACCTTCACGCGGCGTGGGACCTGAAGATGGAGAAGCTGGTGTGCGCGGCCATCCTGGCCAACGGCACTCAGGTCACCGACCCGCTGACTTGGCCAACCGCCGGGGAGAGTGGCGCCGCTGCGATCGACGCCGTGATCGACGCTCAGGTTGCGGTGTCTGAGGACTTTCGCGGCCCGGCTGACACCGCCATCATGGCTTACAGCCGTTTCGGTGCGTTCCGCAAACTGCGTGACGAAAACGGTCGTCCGCTGATGCCGGTGAGCCGCTACAACCCGCAGAACGCAAACGGCGCCCTGGGTAACGTCCTGATGGGCGACATCGAGGGCGTGGATGCGCTTGGCACCGCTGGTGTGCCGGACACGGGAACGGAGAAGTTCGCGGTGTTCCGCTCCGACGCGGTTCTGTTTGCGGAGTCGACCACTCTGGACTTCACCTACGACCAGATTGTGGGCCCGTCGTCCGTTCGCATTGGAATCTGGGGCTACGCGGGCGTCTTGGTCCGCAACCCGGGCTCGGTTCAGGTCATCACCATCGACGACGGCAGCTGACATGCAGTGGCCTCCGACTCTCGATGATCTGAAAGTCGATCTGAAGATCGACGATGACAGGGATGACGCGAGGCTTCAGCTAGATCTAGATGCGGCAATCGCTTTCGCGAAGAGGGTTCGGCCCGATCTTAATCTCGGGTCGGACCCTACGAGCGATGGTCCTGATCCTGACGATGACTTCATTCTTGGAGTTCTTCGTCTGGCAGGTCGTTGGAACACAAGACGACGCTCTCCTGATGGATTGATCGATGCTGGGGATCTCGGAACCTCCCGAATCCCCCGCATTGACACGGACATCGCAAGGATGCTCGGTATCGACACGTTCAGAGGGCCGGTATTCGCATGATCGATCTTCAAGCGGTTCTTGACGAGATCACAGACGCTCTCAAGACAGTTGAAGGCGTTCGGTTCTATGACTACAGCGACAATATCGACCCTCCGGCCGTGCTGGTCTCTCCTCCGACGCTGGATTGGGAGGCTTACGCCTCCCAACCGACCACGGCGACAGTCCAGGTATTTCTTGTCGTCAGTCAGAACGATCGCGCACTACCGCAAATGCTGAAGTACATCGAGCCTGTTTCTGACGCTCTGGACAGCGTGACGAATGCCGTTGTCCAGACAGCTATCCCGACCATCTTCCAGGCCGGGAATTCTGACCTCCCTTGCTACGCGATTAGCGTAGAGATCAGCCTTTAAGGGGTATTTATGACCGTGCACCAGCGTCGTCTCAAGGTGATTTCATTCACCATCGGCGACGACCCTTCAAACAGCTTCGAATGCCAGGTGCAGAGCTGGACGCTCGATCCCGGTATCGATGACGGGGATCTTCAGTGGTCTTTCTGCGCTACCGAAAACAGCTTTGTCGAGGAAACCGATCCTCAGCCGACCTTGGACATCACCTTCTGGTCAGACTGGCGGTCCGAGGGTATTTCCGCGTACCTGTGGGAGCACAACGGCGAAGTCGCTGATTTCACCTTGGATCACCACCCGGATATTCCTGGAGAGCACGTCCGTTGGACTGGGCAACTCTACGTCCGCCCTGGCCCTGTAGGCGGGGATGCTCGCGCCACTGAGCAGACCGAAGTCACCTTCCAGATTGTTCCTGACTCGCTCACCTTCGAGCGCGTTGACGCGTCATGATCTTTCGAAAGGAATTACATTGATCACGCTTAAGGTCGTTCCCGACAACGGGGAGGCTTTCACCGTGACCGCTACTTCCCGCGATATCGTCGCGTGGGAGCGGACGCATAAGGGTGCGAAGTTCGCGAACCTGGAGAGTGCCACCATGACGGATCTGTACGCGTTGGCGTACTTCGCCGCTGTTCGTAAGGGGCTCTTCTCCGGTACGGAGAAGGACTTCTCTGACAGCGTGGACATCGAGCCGGTAGGCGAGGAAGACCCAAACCCTACGAAGCGGGGTCGCTGAACTACACCTTGGTGAGCCTGGCTGTGGCTACAAGCATCCCAGTTGCAGCCTGGCTCGCCGAGGAAGACCCCCGAGTGATCGTGACCGCGATCAAGATACTTGAAGAACAAGAAAAGTCCGCTCGGAACGGCGGCAAGAGTTCCCTCGGGGCCGGAGGCCCGGATAGTCCTCAATACTCCGGGTAGGAACAATGCCTAAGAAATCAATCACTGTCCGGGTGTCAGCACCCGGTATCAACGATGTCCTGCGTTCGTTCCGCGAACTGCCGGACAATGCTCAGGACGAGCTTCGTAGTGAGGCTCAGAAACTTGCCGAGACGTTAGCACAGAAGATCCGCGCGGACGGTAAGACCGACGCTGCCCCTCAGTCTCCGATCGTGGCCTCCACGGTTAACGTGGTAGAGGGTAAGCTTCTGCCGACCATCGAAGTGGGTGGCGAAAAACGTATCGGTCGCCGGAGGGTCCCGGCATACCGGTTGCTATTTGGAAGCGTCTTCGGTTCGAACGCTTACCAGCAGTTCCATCGGCCACACAACGGACAGGCGGGCTACTGGGTTTATCCGACCGTTGAGCGCAACGGTGCTGAGATCGTGAAAGCCTGGAATCGGGCTGCTGAAAACATCGCTGAGAAGTTCGCGGAGGGCTGATGGCTACCACAGAGACCACAGTCCGCGTCAAGTTCGA